GTAACACTTTTGCAGGTTTACTAAACGGTAAGATGAAAGTATACATCGACCCATACAGTGGTCCTGGTATCAATGCAACTGCAAGCAACTATGCTTGTGTTGGATATCGTGGTTCTTCACCTTACGATGCTGGTATGTTCTACTGCCCATATGTTCCATTACAAATGGTTCGTGCGGTTGGTGAAAATACATTCCAACCTAAGATTGGTTTCAAAACTCGTTACGGAATGGTAAACAACCCATTCGTAGATGGTAGTTCTGACCCATTGGCTGCGGCATCACTCCGCAGGAATCAATACTACAGAATCTTCCGTATTGATAACCTTCACGGTTTAGGTAGTTGAGAATAGAACTCTAAATAGTCCTTTCTAGAAAGGGAGTCCTTCGGGACTCCCTTTTTTATTTGATATACATACTGTATAGGAGAACATTATATGGGCGACACAGGACCAGCATATTCATATTTACCAGGCATAGGAAAATTTCTTGGGGAAACTGCTTTAGATAGGCAACCCACCAACACAAATTTTCTACTTCCCACTTCTTTTAGATTTGATTTGAAAAGAATACCTTCTGTTGTTTTCTTTTGCCAAAGTGTAAACCTTCCCTCTTTAACATTGGGTGAAATTTCACAACCTACAAGATTTTCCCTTCCAGTAAAACGGTCGGGCGATACTTTTGAATTCGAAGATTTGACAGTAAATTTTATTGTTGACGAAGAAATGAAATCTTGGCTAGAAATTTATAATTGGATGTCTACCATTACAAATTTGGAAGATTTTGACACATATAATGCCGCAGGTCATGGCGACCCGCCTAACGAAATGAATCATTATTCTGATGCAGTTCTAATCATAACAAATAGTGCCAAAAATCCACTTCTAGAAGTAAATTTCAAAGGGTGTTTTCCAAAATCTTTATCTGCAATAGAATTTGACAGTAAAACTACTGACAATGAACCACTTGTGGCAACTGTTACATTTGGCTATACATCATACAAAGTAGAGGCCCTTTAAAAATACAACTTGACTTTTTTGTTTTTTGTAGTATACTAGTAGTATTATACACAAAGGTATATTATGACATTAGATGAAATAAAAAAAATGATTGCGGAAGATGTGGCCATAGACGATACTGAATTGGATATAGAATCGTTAAAAATCCCACAACTTCATAACAAATATCTCAATTTATATACAGATGAAAAATTAATACTTGGCAAGGCCATATCAGATTATAACATTCTTCTAAGAAAAAAATGGGAGTATTATACTGGCAAACTAGACAGAGAAGAACTAGAGGAATTGGGATGGTTGCCATTTCAACATAAAATTCTAAAACCAGATATTGAAAAATATCTAGAATCTGATGCCGAATTAATTCAGAAACAACATTTGAAATTATATCAAGAAGAAAAAGTAAAGTATTTAGATGCCATTATAAAAAACCTAAACACTAGGCATTGGAAAATTAGAAACGCAATAGAGTGGAGAAAATTTGTAAGTGGCGTATAACCCCAACACAGATGCAATGAATGAGATATATCTTTCTAGAGCATACAAATATGCGGCATCAAAAAGTTATGACCCGTCTACACAAAATGCTGCCATTCTTTGGCATCCAAATGTAGGCGTTGTAGTACAGGCAGCAAATGGTATTCCAGAAAAACTGACAACATCAGAAGATATTTGGCAGAGTGAAGATAAATATTTGTATGTCGAACACGCAGAAAGAAATGTCATATACAAAGCAGCCAATAGAGGTATAGTAACAGAGGGACTTACAATGTATTGCCCTTGGATTTGTTGTGCCGATTGTGCAAGAGCAATTATTCAAGCAGGAATTATACGAGTCATAGGTCATAAAAACATTATAGATATGACGCCAGATAGATGGAAGAAGTCTTGCGATGTAGGAATACAAATGCTAAAAGATGCAGGAATACAATGTGGTTTTTGGGAAGGGAAAGCCTGCAAAGATGCCACGCAAATTAGATTCAACGGAGAATTGATATCGCCATAACAGATGATATAATTGTATCTTTCAAAGATGATGTTCATATGAATGTATCGTGTGACCGTGGCATTGCAAAGGAAATATCTGAATATTTCACATTTGAAGTTCCTGGCCACAAATATATGGCGTCATATAGGTCAAAGTTTTGGGATGGAACAATCAAACTATACAATATGTACGACCAAAGTTTGTATAGAGGATTGATGGACTATTTGACACAGTTTGCTGTTGACAGAAAATACACAATCAAAATCCCCGATACTCCATCAGAAAAACATTCCAAAGAATCTGTCGAAAAATATATGGCCGAATATATCCAACCACACGCAATGGGAAAAGATATAAAGGCGTTTCCACACCAAGTAGATGCAATAATGCAAGCACTAAACAAAAAGAGGTGTTTACTGTTATCGCCAACAGGTTCAGGAAAATCTTTGATTATATATTCATTGATGAGATATTATATCGATAAGATACCAAAGGATAAAAAGATTCTATTGGTAGTTCCTACAGTGGCATTGGTATCTCAGATGCGTTCAGATTTTATTGATTATTCCAAGAAAAATAAGTGGAAAGTCGATTCCAATTGTCATTGTTTATACGCAGGGCAGGGGAAAGAAACTGATAAAAAAGTAACGATATCAACTTGGCAAAGCATATACAAGATGCCTGATAAGTTCTTCAAGGACTTTTATGTTATATTCGGGGATGAGTGTCACTTATTCAAATCTAAGTCCTTAACATCGATTATGACGAAACTGAGGGACTGCCCGTACAGGGTCGGCACCACTGGAACATTAGACGATGTTCAAATTAATAAGTTAGTAATTCAGGGATTATTTGGTTCGGTGTATAAAGTGACAACCACAACAGAACTTATTGAACAGAATATGCTTTCTAATTTAAAAATCAATTGTATATTGTTAGAATATTCTGATGCAGAGAAAAAAGAGGTACGGAGAGCAAAATACCAAGAAGAAATGGATTGGCTAGTAAAAAACGATAAAAGAAATAATTTTATTACAGATTTATCTCTTACCCTCAAAGGAAATACACTAGTGCTGTTTCAGTTTGTCGAGAAACACGGAAAAATACTATATACTAATATAGAAAGTAAAACAAAAAACAATAGAAAAGTATTTTTTGTATATGGTGGAACTGATGTTGATGTTAGAGAAGAAATTAGACATATTGTTGAAAAAGAGGATAATGCCATTATCATTGCATCTTATGGAACTTTTAGTACAGGCATTTCTATCAGAAATCTACACAATATTATTTTCGCTTCACCCTCAAAAAGCAGAATTAGAATATTACAATCTATCGGTAGACAATTACGAAAATCGGAACAGAAAGTAATGGCAAATCTTTATGATATTGGAGATAATCTTGCGTGGAAATCGTGGAAGAACCACACATTTAGACATTTCGCAGAAAGATTAAAAATATACAACTCCGAAAAATTTGAATATAAAACAGACAGAATAAAACTATAGGGGATAAAGATGAGCAAATATCAAATATTAAAACTAAGAAGTGGTGAAGATGTAATCACAAAAATAGTAGGAAAGTCAAAAGATAAATATACTTTAGACCGACCAATGCAATTGAAAGTTTCATCTTATATAGACCCAGTGAGTGAAGAAAGAAAAGATGTAATGCTGATGAGAGATTGGTTGCAAAACACCAACCAAATAAATGTGGACATTCCAGTAGATTGGGTAGCAACAATTCTTGAGCCAGATGCTGAAACTGTTGAATCTTATGATGAAGCAAAGAATAAAGAAGATACAATGGCAACTCAAGATGAAATTGATGAAGAAAATATAGAAGATTTTATTGAATCACAAAATATTCTTGTTACAATAGCAATACCACCGATGATATTCTTTCATATGTTAGCACAAGGATTAGTTGGAAAAGACGGGCTTAAAGGAATGAGCGATTATAAAGATTGGTCGCCAAATATTGATGATTATTTAGACGATGATGAGGAATAGATTATGGCTGGCAAGAAAAAGAAAAAGAAAACAACCAACAACTATATCGATAATGAAGAATTTTTCAAAGCAATGTGTGAATGGAAAATTTTAGTAAACGATGCAACAGAATCAGGTGAAACAGTACCACCTGTGACTAATTATATTGGTGAGTGTTTTTATAAAATATCTGAACACCTTTCATATAGACCAAATTTTATCAATTATCCATTTAGAGATGAAATGGTTGGAGATGGAATCGAAAATTGTCTAATGTATTGCCATAATTTCAATCCAGAAAAATCAAAAAATCCATTTTCATATTTTACTCAAATCATATATTATGCATTTTTGAGAAGAATACAAAAAGAGAAAAAACAAAATTATATAAAGTATAAATTGGTAGAAGCCAATGATACCGAAGGAAATATTCCAAGATGGTATTCAGACACTTATGCCGACCATAAAGATTCTGCAATGAGAAATCCGTATGCAGATATGTTCGGCCTGTCACAATGCGATATTGAGAAATTTTCCCCAAAACCAAAAAAGAAAAAAAACAAACAAGCAGAAATTGATAATATTTTACAGGATGATGATATAAGTGAAGATAGCAATAATAAATGACACCCACTGGTCTGCCAGAGGTGACTCACAATTATTTTTTGATTATTTTATGAAGTTTTTTGATGATGTGTTTTTCCCACATCTAAAAGAACATAACATAAAAACAATTATACACGCAGGAGATTTAATGGACAGGCGTAAGTTTGTCAATTTTAATATTCTGAACCAAATTAGAACTAGATTTATGGACAAACTTCGTGATGAAGGTATAAAAATGCATTGCATTTTAGGCAACCACGATGTTTATTATAGAAATACAAATTCTGTTAATTCTTTACGAGAATTATTTTCTGATGATATAATCATTTACGAAAAACCTACTGTGGTAGATTTTGACGGCCTAAACATAGCATTATTGCCTTGGGTGAATAAAGAAAACTATGATGAATCTATAAACTTTATAAAAACCGCAGGTGCGCCAATTCTGGTCGGACATCTTGAATTGAGTGGATATGATGTGATGAGAGGAATTAAACATGAAGGCGGAATGGATGCAAAGTTGTTTGAACGATACGAGCAGGTATTGACTGGCCATTTTCATTGCCGGCAAAAACACGACAACATTTATTATATGGGAACACAATACCAAATAACATTTGCTGATTTGAAAGAACAAAAAGGTTTTCATGTTTTTGATACAGAATATAGAGAACTTGAATTTATTCCAAACCCACATAAAATGTTTCATTCTATATCGTATAATGATGAAACAGGCCCAATTGATATTGAACAATTTAATTGCAAGCACCTCAAAGATTCGTATGTTAAACTATTTGTAGAACACAAAAAGTATCCATATTCGTTTGAGAGGTTTATGGATAAGTTGTATGATTGCGGAGTAATAAAAATTACTGTTGTTGAAGAAGTCATAAATTCAGAATGGACAAAAGAAGAAATGGTAGATTTGTCCCAAGATACGGTAACTCTTATCAACAATGAAATTGATTCTCTTGAAGAAGTCAAAGATAAAGAACGAATGAAACGACTTATCAAAGACATTTATATGGAGAGTTTGTCTTTGTGATATACAATATTGACTGTATAGATTTTATGAAGAATTGTAAGAGTAAAGTTAAT